GGCTGCTTCTTCGGCCTTCTTGGCCTCTTCGGCTGCGGCTGCTTCTTCGTCAGATTCACCAGATTCGGCGATTGCTTTCAGAATGTCAGCAACTTCGTCGGCGTCGTCAAGAGACACAACAACAAGATCGCCTTCGTCAACAAGTGCTTCTGTCACGATCTGATTCATCGCTTTCAGGTCCACAGGGGTCGCGTTGCGCGACTGCCCGTCGTTCAGAACGAAGGAAGGGGTCAAGACCAATTTACGGCCCGACTGGTTGGTGATTTTTACTACAGGTTTCATTTGATTACCCTTTAAGTTTCGTTGTGACCGCCCCGGATGAACACAGGGGCGGTCGTTTCTTTCAGGTCGACTTAGATGCCGTCAAGATAGCGCATTGCGCCCGGAAGACGAACGTCAAGGCCACCGAAGCGGAAGATGCCCGGCACATAGAAGTGCAGGTTCCGCGTCTGCATGGACAGGAAGCGGAAAGGCATGGGGATATGCGCTTTCAGAACTTCCGGGTCGCGACGGTATGCAACGGCGCGTTCTGTGCCGCCTGTACCCGCGCTTTCCAGACCGCGAACGGTACGGATAGTCAACTGACGACCTGTACGCATTGTCAGCACGTTGTTCGCCATGACATAGGCCATAAGGGTAGTAGACGTGCCGGGGATGCGCTTGTTCGCAAGCTGAACATATGCGGATTCGGACAACAGCAAAGTGTCGGCAAGTTCGACTGTCAGGGAGTCGATCCAAACGCCGGACAGAAGGTTGTTGATATCCAACAGCACTTCGTCAGCATCTTTATCGGCCCACAGGGCAGACGTACCGGCTGCGTTGTTCGGCGCGGGAACGACAGTGATACCCGGATAGTTGATAAGACCGTTCATCTGCTTTTCGGCGTTGCCGGTCAACAGCGACGCGTCTACGAACTCTTCGTACACACGACGTGCAGTCATGGCGTTTTCACCGGGCAGGTTGACGTTCAACATGCGGGCTTGGTTCACTTCTTCAAGGTTGTAGCCGTAGCCAATACCCGCCATGTGGACGGAAGACTCGTGCTGATCCTTGTTCAAGTTTACCAGCGGAATGTCGTCGCCGTTACCGTTGATGAACTTGGCCTGACCGACCGCGTCCATGCTGTAGAACGTCACAGTCTTCGCCCATTCGTTCGCCGACGTGTCCACAGGGATCAGGTCTTGATACTGAATGTTCGGGTACTTGTGACGGTATACGCCGGTTTCGACGTGCGCCATTTGGGACTGAACAAACGCAAGCGTGCTGGCGTCATTCATGGTGTATTGTGTCATAGAATTGACCCTTTACTTCATGCGGATGCGGGCAAGATCGCCTGCATTTGCGCTGGTTTCATATTCAGCACCGGGAATAACCGTGCCGCCGGTGTTGGACAGTGCGCCCGTAGCCGGATCGAATGTTACAGGTTCGCCTGCGACGACCGCAACTTCTGGTGCAACCCAGATCGAACCCACGTCAAGCAGACCAACGGATTCGCGTGTGGCGTAACCGTCTGTCGCAAGGTTAGGGTCTTGGACCTGTGTCGAAACAACGATGCCTGCGAACACAGTGCCGCCTAGATCGACTTCGTTGTCATTTGCAGCGCGGGTCAACGCGATGCCGAACCCAATGTCGTTCGCGCCGACATAGGTCAGGGAACGCACGGACTTGAAGCGCGTGTCGGCGATCATGCCAAGCTGTGCGCCGCCGTGGCGTTCGGTGTAAGATGTTTGGACGGGTGGCATGATTTAGGACTCCTTGCCTTTCCATGCGTCAGACAGTGACGCATTCATTTCGTCATACGCTTTATCAGCGCCTTGTGCGGGTGCAGTCGTGTGACCAGCGCCGTCGGCGATCAGGGCAGAACGGAACGCGTCAGGGGCGGCGTCCATCAAGCCTTCGAAGCGGGCCGCGACCCATTCGTCAGACTTGCCGTCAACCTTTGCGTCACCGATCTTCGCAACCAGTGCGGCGCGGCGAACGTCAGCGATTGACTTGCCCTTGGTGTCAACAGTCACGCCAAGCTTCTTGACGGAATCGACCAGTTCGGCGCGATCTGCAACCATTTGGTCAAGCTGTTCAGGTGTCACAGCTTCGTCTTCAAGCTTCGCAATCTTGGCGTCTTTTTCGCCAAGTTCCTTGTCTTTGTCAGCGACAACCGCTGTGTGATCAGAGACAAGGCGGGCGTTTTCAGCTTTCGCGTCGGCAATCATTTGTTCTTGCTTGGCGATAACTTCCGCGCCCTGATCTGTGGTCTGAACGGTGATACCGTCAAACGTCACAGTCTTGAGGTTTGGTGTGGTCATGGGATTTTGGTCCTTTGTGGTGTCGCCAATGCGACAAGTTTTACCGGCACGCCCGGCGTCGACAACTGCAACGTGATTGATTCGCACGTTGCGCTGAATTGCGTCGTATGCTGTCCCGTCGGGGGCAACACCCTTCACAAATTCGATATTGCAGGTGTAACCTGCGGATAGTTCACGCTTACCAGCTTGGATCGCGTCAATCAACACCTTATCGGCAATGACCGCAGACATGCGAACCTTGTCGTCGACACGGGTCACGTCGGACCCTGTGAAGCCGTTTGCGTATTGCGTGTAATTGGTGGGGTCCACAAGCACGGGTGGGTGATCGTTGGTCACCGGGCGGTGTGAGAACGTAGACAGTGAGTCGCGGTCAAAAACTTCTTCTTCGGGCCGATACACCTTGATCACACCGGCGTCGACAAGACCAAGTTCAGAACCCAAGTATTCTTGCACACCTACACGGGCGGCAAAGATATCGACAACAAGCTGACCGTCGCGGGTGGTGCGTGGCGACTCAAGCGTCAGCGTGTCGGACAGCGAAAAGACTTCACCCTTCACTTCGCGGGCGTTGTCCATCATAGGCATAGGGATCGAAACCGTTTGACCGTTTCCGATAATCTTGCGTTGATCTTTTTTCGTCTTCGATTTTTTCATGGTGAACCCTTATCAGCTTAAAACGGCACGCGCAACACAACGACACTGATAGTCTTCGCCGGGGTGTCCGGTGTCAGGCGGGGGCTGATCCCACCTGTATCGCTTGCCGTGCTGCTTCTGGTGTTGTGAACGAACCCGTTCGTCGCGTGACGTATTCCAGTCGTATTCTTCAACACCGATCTGTTCTTGCCGCAGGCGATCAAGTTCGGCGACAAGTTTTGCCGTCTGATCGCGGGCAATGAATTCGTATCGTGACTGATAGCGATAGGGAACACCGGTGCCTTGTCCGGTTCCGCGCATACGCTGCACAGCGACCTTCTTGCGGGCAAGGTTGCGGGCGCGGCTTTCGGCTGTGCGACCCACGTGCGATCCGTGCAGCACTTCGTTATAACGAAGCGACAGCGTTTCGGCCAACTGTGCTTGTGATTCGCCGCGCTGCAACGAAAGGATCGTTTCGCGTGCGATATCGTTTGCCAGATCGGCGGAAATGCCTTTGATTCGCCCGGCGCTTGACTGCGTGAACAATTCCAAGGAATCCGAAAGTTCGCTTGTCGTGATGATTGCGGAAATGTCCACACCGACGGTCTGACGCACGTTCGCGATCCAATCCGTCGTGTGATCACCGGCTACTTCGATCTGCAAGGCTTCAACTTCACGAACCATGTCGTCAGCCACACCGTCAAAGAACCGCCGCATTTCGTCAACGCTGTCGGTCGGTTCCACGTCACGGACAAAGCCGGGGCTGATTTCGAGAACACGGGGAATGAACGTATCGTTCAGATAGGTGACCTGACGACGCAGACCGGCCCGCATGATCTTTTCGAAGTTAAGCCGGTGCTTCCGTTTTGTTCGGGTCGGTCGTGCCACCGCTTCCGGTTGGCGTTCTAACCGGGGCGGTAATTCGAATCGCGTCGGTTTCATCGGCTAGTTCCTCTAACAGCTTTTCAAGGTCGGGGTATTGCCCGCCCGCCTTCAACTGCGATAGGATCGCAGCCGCCAAAATCTCTTCGTCAAGAATACCAAGTTCGACGTAAATCTTGTTCGCCTGTGCGTAGCGAAGTGCGATTTCCGCCATTTCCTTTTCGGACAACTGCCACAGGGGATTCCATTCAAAAGACATATCCATGTTGTCAGGTTCGGACCCGACGACGTGGCGATACAGAACTTCGTCAAGAACACGCAGGGCTTCGGAAAGGTCGTTGTTCTGGCGTGCTGCGATTGAGTCGTAGTAGTTGCGAAGGTCGCCTTCGCCGGTTGAATTCAACCCCTTGGGTGACGTCCCAAGATAGCGCGTGACCGGAATGTCAGAAGCACCCGCCAAGCTTTCAAGCGCAGCCCGGAAGACTTCAATGACACCTGTGAACGACTGATTCGTCGACACATATTCTTCGGTCGCGTCGATCACCATCATGTGCAGTGTCGACTTCATGTGTTGGGTGGTCATGACCCGCCGGGAAAGCTTGGCTTCCGATTCGGCGTCTTCGAAATATGACGCAAGGTTCGGGATTTTCAGAACTTCCGACCGCGCGTCGTGGATCAGTGCAAGCATGTTCGCCAGCGCGGAGTCGGCGGCTTCAACCATTGGTTGCAATGTAGAATAAGCGGAGTCGTCCCAACCGTCTTGCGTTTCTGCGACTTCGCTTGATGTTTCGTGACCACCGAACCACGCGAAGCGCGACCAGTGAATACGCAGACCGGAACTGCGGCTTCCACGGTTGATCGAATAGTAGCGCCCCTTGCGGTAGCGTGGCGACATTGGGTCGCTTTCGTATTCTACAACGGTCAGTTCGTTGCGTGTGAACAGTGTCAGATAGTCAAGGTCACCCTGTTTGACCGTTGCGGGGTCAAGGGGTTCTTCAAGCTGTTCGTCGTCGACACCCTTGATACCGATATAGATCGCGGCCCCACCCTGCTTTGGTGCTTCGATAAGCGCACGCTTGCACAGTTTCGGAAGCTTCAACTTCTTTTCGATAGCCAAAAAGTTTTCAGCGTCTTTCGTCCACGTGCGCCATTCGCGCGTCATATCCCCGGCGGGAATATCAAGCGACGCGCGACCGAAGGCCGAAGACCGATACAGGTTTTCGTTCGCTACAGAATTGTGAAACGGCGCGACGTGACGGTTCGCGACTGACTTGTCGGTTCCCGACTTGCCGAGTCCCGAAACGAAGTTCACTAAGCCGTCTACAATGGCAAATTTCATGTGTCAGTGTCCTTGATCGTGTACGCGTCTTTCGGCACAGGGTGCGCGTCAAACATGTTGTCGACCACTTCTTGCAGGTTTTCGCGCGTCGCGTCAAGGTTTGGGCGCGGAGGACGGTCGTCGTCCATCATGTCGTTTATCATCGCGTCACGCAAAACGGTCAACGAAGCAATCGCCTTCGTGATATGTGACAGGCCGGTGTCAGGGTCTTTGTCTTCAC